TGAACTAAGCGGCAACCACTTTTCAGCGTAACCACCACCTCCACCGCCGCCACCGCCACCGCCGCTATTAGGTACACCACCGCTACCACCACCGCCCCACAATTGGACAAGGACGCGGGCAGAGGAACTAAAGCCAGCAGGTTTATTCCACGTACCTGAAGCTAAGAAGGTTTGAACATCAGGAGGCGTGGTAACAACTGGTGCTCCTGAAACTTTGCTATAAAGAAGTACTTTCCAATTACCTGAACCCAACGACATGCAAAGAGCGATATCACCGTTTGCAGTAGTGATATTTGCTGAACCCGGAAGCTGTAGAGATGTACCGTTGTGAGTAAGAGTTAAAATTCCAGTGAAGCGAACAAAACGAATCGTTCCGGCTTGTACGGTGTCAAAAGCGGTGATCGTTGTCGTTCCGGTAACGTCTACACAGTTACCAGTTGCTGCTCCGATGTTGGTAGTGCTCGCAGAAGCAATGTCATTTCCCTTTGCATAATTGAGAGCGGCACCGGTAAACGATTTAGTGCCTGTGAAGGCTTCAGCGCCTGCAAGGTGAGCTAAGAGGGAGTCAAACGAGACATTCCCGCTTCGGATGGCTTGTTGTGGAATGGGGTAATTGGTGGGTTTTGTACCTACTGCGACATTGGTGAGAGATGCTGAGAGGTTTCCACTGTCTAGCGATACCGTTACGGTCGTTACAGCACCAAAGACTGACGAAACGACATAGCCGTATAGAGTGGTTGCGTCGGTACACTTAATAGGTGTGTTTGCGACGTAGTAGGCGGTCTTATCACCCGTGACGGTAAAGGTGGTATTTCCCGTCCTAGTCGGTGTGTGCCCCCAATCGGTGAATTCTTGGTTTTCGTACCATGATCTAACGTCCGCCATTAATGCTCTGGCGCTATCGTTTACCGTGGCAGGGCTTTGATTTTCTGCGAAATTAATGGACCCTACGGTCGCGTTACTACTGGCCGTAGTTGACCAGTCTTTTAAACCTGACATAGCTGTCTCCCGACAGTTAGTGATATGCTTAGGAAATGGAAATATTTCTGGCCGCTGTTCTGCGTCCTTTTGTCTGCGTGATCGTCGTGGTGATGGTCCTGGTACCGGTACGCTTTCTCGTGATGAAAAAAGTTCCGGAAGGACGATTAAAACGAGTGCTGCTTTTCAAACTTACTGCTGATTAAGTAACCCGTAAAATCCAAGCCCCGCCTGAGCGCCTATTGAATTAGCCGGATTCGCTAAAGATTGAACAAGAAGACCCTGTAGTTTCGTTCGCTCCGCAGGTTTGGCTTTAGCTAGAAGACCCGCAGCATATTTAGGATCAAGCATCGCTCTAGAAAGAACGTCCTGTATTTTTTCTTCACCGAGCTTTGAAGCCCATTGCGCAGGACGACCAATTATCGTTTTCAACAACGCTCCCTCAGCCCATGATTGAGGAAGACCTGTCGGACCCAAAACCTGTCTTAAAAGATTTTGAGAAGCCAAATTTTGTGCAGTGTTAGAGCCAACGGCTCTGCCTAAATCTCTCGCGACGACATTACGACCAAGGTCGGACTTAATGTTAAGTAACGTCTTCATTTGATCGCCGGTCAGTACATCGGAAAGTCCTTTAGCCTCTCTACCAGTCGCCGCTTTAACTACCGCCGATCCTTCGTCCTTAAGCGTCTTTGCAAACGCATCTGGATAAATTGTGTAGTGTCCCCTTACGTTTGGAAGCTGGCTCTTTGTCGCACGAGACGTTATTTCATCAACAATTTGTTGACGATTAATCGGACGACTCATTTTTTCGAATCTAATCCGAGCGGAGTTGTAATAGGGATTCTTTTCAGCAATCCAGTCTAGTAGTTTTCCTCTCGTTGCCTTAATAGCGTTGAGTTCAGTTTTACCAATTCCTGAATTTGCCGAATCATTGATAAGGTCATCGAAGCCCATCTTCACGTAATGAAGTGCGCGAGTAGAAGCGAATTTTCCGCTTTGGTCGAAGAGATTGTTTATCGGCTGACCTTGCTCATTTGCAATTCTTTGAGCGCGCTCTAAAGCGTTCTGAAAAGAAGGACGAGAAGTCAATGACTTTATCGTGTCATCTACAACCAATTTTTGTCCGAAGGCTTTTTCGTATAATTTCTCACCCGCTGCGGCACGTCTTCCAACTGCGGAATCTAAATTCCCACCGTATTTAGTTATTTCTTTCAATGCAGTCTGACGTGCTGCATTTTGATCTAACGTACGTTCAGCTATTTCCGACGCTAGTTTGGGATTTTGATTTACGAGCGCGCGCTGTAGTTGAGCTATTCCGGCGTCTCCTGATGCTTCAGCCGCTGTCGGTGCCGATCCGGGGACTAGTTCTCTTGCGCTAGACAATGCCTTCGCTGCTTCTTCTGGGTTACCCGCAAATTCTTGCAGAGTTTTAGCCGCTATCTGTTCCTGGCCTTTTTGTCTTAACGGGTCAATCAGTGCTTTAATGCCTTTGACACCAGCCGTAAGAACTCGTCCAGCTACTTGACCGCCTAACCCACCTAATGCGCCTATTCCAGTGTTTACTAATCGACTTTCACCAGTAGCTACCGGTTCAGAAGCTCCCAATCCACCACCAATAAGAGACGCCCCGACTAAACTATTCGCCCCGGGAATAAACATGGTCGGAAGTGCGGAGACTACTTTTGAAGTAATATTCCCGGCTGTGCCATATCCTGTATTAAGAGCCTTGTCTCGTTGTTTTGCGTCGTCTATTAGAGCTTGGTCACCGAAACCAGTTAGTTGACTTACCCCTCTACCAATATCGCTAAACCCTTTACCCATACCAATACCGAACTTCTCAAATCGAGACATATCCTCGACTTGAGATTGTCCAGCTTCTTCCGGCGTCATGGCGTTAATTTTTGCCAACTGCCCTGATTTTCTGTACTCAACAAGAGACGCCTTTTCGTCTGGCGTTAGCGATTGTTGATCAGTCCTTTCTTTTTGAAGAACTTTGGCAATTTCTGGATTTTGACCATTAATCGACTGATGAACGAACTGCAATACTTGATCTTGTGTAGTTCCTTCCGGAACTTCAAATCGTCCAATCCTTCCGTCAGGAAGTTGAATTTTTGCAATAGGCATTATTCAAACCCCAGAAATTTAATGTCTCCGACCGGAGTGTTAATTTTCGGATCAATAGGAGGTCCGAGAGGTCTTTTCTTCATGAGGTAGTCGACAATTACGTTCTTTGGGTTTAGTCCCTGACGTTTAGCAAGCTCAGTGTATTGGTTTACAAATTGAAGATGATTATTCTCTTGTGACTGATATTGCCCTTGAGCTTGATTTAGGAAATCTGCACGAGTCGCATCAGTTAAACGTTCACCGCTTCTAATTCTGTTGTAATAGGCAGCGATCTGCTGAGGTACACCGGCAGCATTTTGAGCATTGGCGAATTCACCCTCTCGTACTGTCGAACCAGGATCGAGCATCTTCATGTAGTTAAAGATGAGCGCTAAGTCTCCTGCCGCACTTGGTTTCTGAGCTGCGGCTTGTAGCCTTCCGTATGAGTCACGTACCGTAATAAAATCCTTAGCGCCTTTGTTGAATTCATCACGCAAAGAGTTCTCGCCATTTCTTGCGTCGTTTCTTGCGTTTCTTTCGTTGGTTGGGTCAACATTCGCATCAACAGAGGCGACCTGACGACCTGACCCATCGAATCGAACTTGGCCAGGACTTAACGTGTAACCTTCTCCCGGTTTCGGCATGAGCCCGCCTAATCCCATCTTTGTATATTCACCACCGAGACCGGCTACATTGGAATAGAAGTTACGCATTGCGTTTGGATCACCACGATCCATAGCACCTATCAATCCTGTACCAGCTGAAGGAGAGCCGTTGGGCGTCATCCCACTTGCAGGAGAGCCAACAAGTCCACGGAACATCTCTTCTCGTTTCTTGTTCTCTGCAACGTCGTCCTGTTGCTGTTTGTATGCCTTGTTCTGTAGCAATCCTTGGATGGCGTCGGTTTGTCCTGCCATGGCCTGCATACCGGCTTTACCAAATGATTGACCTAATGAGGTAGGAGTAAGAGACGGACCAGACTGAGAGAGAAGACCTAACCCTAATTGAAGCAGAGTGTTATTTTTTATCTGGCTTTCTTCGTCTGGAGTTAAAAGACCTTTAGGTACTCCGTATGGAGAGAACATTACATTAGCCCCAAGAGACCGCCACCGATTGCGCCACCGAGAGGTCCGCCGAATATGCTTGAACCTAATTGAGCGCCAGCCAAAGCCCCGCCCAATACACCAGCACCTTTGTTCTGGTAAAGAGGCTGGCTTGAAGTAGATGAACTACCAGGATAGGCACCGCTCAACATCTGAAGGTATTGATTAAGTCTGTCCATCGGTTGATTCTGGGTGAAGTTAAAACGGTTAATGTCTTCGTTCAGACGTTTCTGATTTAAACCTTCGTAAGCACCACCAACGTCAGCGAGTTTCTGGTAGTCGATATAATCTTGATTCGCTAAACCAGGAGCCATTTGGGCGGCTTGCATCTGGTTATTGCGTTCTTGGCCATACTGAGAAGCGAAAGCGTCTGATAGAGCTTGAGTCTTAGCTACATCAGCCAAACCGCTACCAGTCCTTCCATGAGTCGCAAAAGACGAATCGACCATGGGGTTAATTCGTCGTGAGGCGGCGTCAAAGGCTGCGTTAAAACCTTGGCCACCGTAGAGATAATCTCCGTTTAACGTAGATTGGATATTCCCCTGCGCGGCCCTATTTACATCAGAACCTTGCATGGCTCGCTGTTGCTGCATTTGAAGCGCTTGAAGAGTCTGTGGAGAGAACTCTACTGACTGATTACCTTGGTAATACTGAGGGCCTTGTCCGTGGTAAAGTCTACTTGCCTCTCCTACGGCGTCTTTCAGATAAGGTTGTAGGAACTTTGGCGGGGCAACTGTTTGTGTAGTTGTTTGCTGATCAGGAGCTTTTGCCATAGTTACCTCACAAGTTTTTTACTAAAACGTGGTATTTCACGTCGTAGTTAAGAGTTTTTCGGGCCATACGACTTAATCCAGGAATGACGTGTGTCTCAATTGATTGGCAATTGAGTTCACGTGCGTAGTCTTCAATGTGTTTTTCAAAATGCGACCAACTGGCGAACTGTTCACCGGCTAATAAGCGAATAAATAACGTTCTGCTTCTGTCTTGATTGGTGACAAAGACAGTCAACGCGCCGATAATCTTTTTTTCTTCAGCGATAACAATGAGTATTTCTTGGCTCTTTACTAACCTTCCCCAAATATCTTCGAGGGAAGTTTCGCCGTTACTTTTATCTATCGCCTTTTGAAGAATTGGAGACACATCAGTCCACACCCCCGGTACGTCCCAGGGGTTGACCTTGTAGATTTCCATCAGCCGATAATTACGTACTTGAAGGTTCTGTCTGTCTGCGCATTATTCGTGTGATTGATCGTCACTGTCCCATTTCCAGGCGTGCCAAAATAAACGTTACCGGTGGCGGTAGCGGCATTCGCTGTCGTGGGTTGGATCAAAATCACACTGTCTTTACCGATTCTGGGATCGGTTAAAGTGGTCGTAGCGGAGTTAGCGGTTAACGTTACCGAACCGGTGTTATTGAGCTTCCCCTGTAACGCTCTGTTTATAGCGTCTGCTAATTTTGCTCGATGATCTTTCTCGTTATCCCATGATCTCGGGACGTTTAATGTTCCCGGTGCGGTAGAAGACTGAGCCACTACCTACTACCTACGCTTATTACTTTGTCGTCTGAAACGTCAATGCCTATGGCGTCGATGAAATCACCGGTGACGTTTACTCGTGCGCGGTGGTATCTAGAATTTGAACGTGTCGGACAAATACCAGATGCGTTTTCAGAACATACAGCGCCCCAAGACACAGTCCCGGCTTGTGTTTCTCTAGTGCCTATCTGAACGGTATGCGTACCCCCATCTACCAAGGGAACGACTTCGGTTATTTCACAACGTTTCCCGGGTACGGGTTGAAACTCTCCGGTCTCGAAAGTCGCGTCTAAAGAAGTTCCCGTGAAATAACCTAACTTGTGTGAGGTGTCGAAAGCGGCGAGGTTTAAAACCCCACCCATCCAGACCTTTGAATCAAGAGAAAACGGAATCGTGTCGAGGTTTGTATAACCTAATGTGTCTAGACCTTCTAAAGTCACGCCAATAGACATAGCTCTGAAAATCAATTCATGATCAAACTCGGCATAGCTCCATTTTTGAGTTGCCCAGTTGTACATGATGACTTTATTCGGCGTTCCGTCTGAACTTCCCGAACCTGGATAAGACCAGATAACTACTTTGTCTTTCGGAAACGCGGCCCCGGAGACTCGATACAGATAGCTCGAATTCAAATCAGAGAGGAAAGTTTTGTCTACCTTGTTCGCACCGATGGGGACTGACTGACCACCGGTGAACATGTAGAAACCATCGTCAGCGATGTAGAAAATCATATTTCCGACAGGAATGACTCCTCTCGGAGCCATCGCTCCTCGGGCGTCTTCTACTTGGTCGAATTGGAAAACTATGGGAGACCCGATATAGGTCATCAACCAGATCGCTCTTTCTTGGAAAACGACACCACGTTCTCCACCTACCACCGCTTGTACCGCACCGCCATTGCCCTGTAGGTCTTGATAATCAGCTTGAGTAGAAGCAGAGACAGTCCAAGAGGTTTCATCGTTAAACCCGGACCATCTGACACGATTCGGCATTACGCCATCTGTCGCGTCGTTAGTATTTCCGACTACGACAAAGTCTCGAACGGCTGTTATATGTCGAGCTTTCGGAGCCGTTGCGGCTAGATTGGCAAAGTTAGTTCCACCAATGGAAATAGACTGAATGGCGTCGTCGTAATTCGTAGCGAGACACTTATTGCCCCACTTTATGAACTCCCAATAAGAGTCTGTAGCAGTGGTATAGGTAGCGCCTGACGCGTCGGTCATCGTCATACCGGACATTCGGTATAATTTGGTTGCATCCCCTGAGTATTGAGAGACAGAACCGGCTGTGTCGACTGCGGTAAAGGCTCCACGGCAATAGGCAGATAACGCAGAGCTGTAAGATGAGAGACTCGGAAAAGGCTTGTAGCTGTTTAAGTGAGGAATAGCGTTTTTTGCTGAACCTGCATTCCCTAACGACGGCGTGTCCGGCTCCCAATTTCCAAAAGGAACGATCAAGCAAAACTCGGCTTAGCAGTTAACGGACTGCCGGAATACTGTTCTTTATCATCTTCAGCTTCGATAGCGGCTTTAGCCGATTGGTATTTAGCTTCCCAGACTACCGACCTTTCATCGTTCTTCAGGAAAGGCTCAGCTTCGCAAAGACTCGCCCATAAGAGAATGTCCGGAGCGTTGATCGTGAACCAGTTGGTAGTATTTGATATCGATAGAGACGGAAGTCTCGCGTAGTAAATACCCTTTACCGTATACCCTGAGTCCGGATAGGGACCGAAAATGAAATTCGTCCCTTCTCTACCGATGAACTTAGGTTTACCCGTAGAAGACCGATAAGGGTATTTCTCATAGATGTAATCAATCGACTGACGTTGAAGTTTCGCGATTGGTGTGCCGTCTACGTAAGCAGATTTCAGTTCTACGTAATCCGTAGGTAAAGACATCACACCGCTTGAGATCGTCCCGCTTAAAGCCGTCTCCATCGTTTTAATACGTAATTCTCGATAAATTCTCGACTCACCCAACATGATGAAGTCAGGGACGTACGCTGTTAAATCCGATCGGTTTAA